CCCGTGGCAATTTGAAGTTAAAGGAGAACTTAAAGGAAACGTCTATCACCTTGAAAGCCCTGTTTGGTATATTGAAGAAAGTGCTATAAGTGGCAGACAAAAGGGTAAAATCAACCTTTGTGGGCTAAAAAAGAAAGACATTGACGAACTGATATATTTGAAATTAGTTAATGAAAATGATATAATATACGGGTGGAAAGGAAACTCCGATAGAACCAAAGAGAGTTACGGTGAGAAATATAAAGAATTTTATGAAGAAATTAGTTAAAAGATTTGTTGTCAGAAAATACATAATGGCAAAATCAGCCCAAGAAGCCATTAGAAAAGACCGGACTCATAAACCTGATGACGTTTGGGTAGATGATGAGTGGAAAAAGGAAAATCTAAATAAAAACCGCAAAGAATGGCTTAATTTAAAAGAATATGATAATTGTTAGTTACATAACAGAAAGCTATAAAGACCTTTTAGACATTACAGTCCCAACTTGGGGTAAGAATGTAATGATATTTTCTGATACTGACAAGTTTGGTATGAAACTCTTTGACACCCAGATAGATGATTTTAATGAAAACTGCCGAAGAAAGATAATCGCTATCAAAGAAGCCTTAACCCTAGCAAAACAATGGAAAGATAAAGATGTGCTTTATTTAGACGCTGATGTTCTGATGACCAGAAGTCCTAGGGAAGTGTTTGATTTAAACTATGACTTGGTAGTAACTAGAATGATACGCAGAGCTGATAGACCGCATACTGAAATAAACGCTGGTGTGTCTTTTTGGAAAGCCAGTGATAAAACTATCGCTTTATGTGATAAATGGCTAGAACTAGAAACTAAGTTTAGAGAAGAGAAATATATCCCCTATCCTGAACAATCAGCTTTAAATGATTTGGCTATTGAAGGCTATGACGGGCTATCAGACATAAGCGTAGGAAATGTTAGTGAAAACCTATATAACCTAGAACGTGACTCTGATGATATTTTTATTGACGGCATTGAATTTTACAAACCAGCCTTAATCCATTTAAAAGGAAAGAAATGGCAAAACAAGTTTATATTGGATTATTTAAGAAAGAATGATATAATTCTATGAGAGATTCATTAAATAAATTATGCTGGTATGAAAACACAGCAAATCAAGAATACTGCAACGGAAAGAAATGCTATGATAAAAAAGGGGCTATTACAGCAAAGAACTACAGATACCACGAAGCCCATATAGAACTAAGGATTTATGAATGTCCAGATTGTGGATTCTACCATTTAACAAAGACACCTGATTTAAAAGCAAAAAAATATGACTAGAAACACAGACTATTCCGAAGAAATGTTAAAAAAAGCACAAGAGTATATTGATTCTTGTGAGGATACTGAAATTGAAAAAGGTAGTGAAGAAAGACCGGTATATTCAGTTAAAGTTAAACTCCCAACTAAGGGTGGACTAGCTTATTATTTAGGTGTTCATAGAGATACTTTATACGAATGGGCTAAGCTTTTCCCAGCTTTTTCCGACATTATGGAACAATTAGGAGCAAAACAAGAGGAAGCTTTGATAAATAATGGTCTATCTGGCGACTATAATCCAACTATAGCAAAAGTCTTGCTTACCAAGCACGGCTATAGAGAGGGAACTGAACAAGACATCACTTCAGGTGGTAAAGAAATCCAAACTATAACAGGTATGGTAATTAAAAAAGATGGAGATAGCGTTTAATACAAAAAATCCTAAGCAACTATCCGCTGCTGAATACTGGATAGATAATGAAACTGAAGAGATATTATTCGGTGGTGCTAAAGGTGGTGGAAAATCGTATCTAGGGGCTTCCCTTATTTGTGGTGATGCTTTAATATATCCTGAAACACATTACTTCATAGCCCGTGCTGAACTTATTGATTTAACAAATTTTACCTTACCGACACTCCACGAAGTCTTTAAGAATTGGGGATTAGAATTTGAAAAATATGCAACTTATAACGGACAAACTCACTGTGTTAATTTATATAATGGTTCAAAGATATTCCTGTTAGCTTGTAAAGAAACACCTAGCGACCCTTTATTTGAACGCTTTGGTTCAATGCAGATGACTAGGGGCTGGATTGAAGAGGGTGGAGAAGTGCCAGAGAACGCTAAGGCTAACTTATGGTTATCTATTGGACGTTGGAAAAATGATGTCTATAAGCTAAAAAAGAAACTACTCATTACAGCTAACCCAAAGAAAGGCTGGATGAAAAGAGATTTTGTAGACCCTTTCAGACAAAACTTATTACCGAAAAGCCGTAAATATATTCAGTCATTTGCTACTGATAACAAATACCTGTCAGAAGATTACATTGATACACTAAGAAATGAGAAGAACTTAATCCGCAGACAGCGTCTATTTGAAGGTAATTGGGATTATGACGAAGACCAAGACTCGATGATAACCTTTGATAATTTGACCGACTGTTTTTCAAACACCATTACTAAAGACGGGCAGAAATATCTCATCGTGGATGTAGCTAGAAAAGGAAAAGATACCACAGTTTTCTCCGTATGGGACGGACTAGAACTAATTAAAGTAGACCAGTTTTCACATCAAGCTACAAACATTACAGAAGATAAAGTCAAAGATTATGCTAGTGTGTATAAAATACCATTTTCAAATATTATGATAGATGAAGACGGAATTGGTGGTGGAGTAGTAGACCATTTATTTGGAGTAAAAGGTTTTGTGGCTAATTCCACACCACTAGCTACTATCTCACAAGTGAGAATGAGATTGTCTGGTATTGAAAGCAATTTAATCCCTAAGACTAACTTTAGAAACCTTAAAACACAGTGTGCTTTTAAACTTTCAGAGCTTATCAACGAACATAAGATAGCTTTTAAAGTGCCAGAGTATAGGAATGTTTTAATTGAAGAATTAACCAGTCTATTACGCCAGAAAGATATTGATTCCGAAGGTAAATTGCAGATTAAGCCAAAAGATGAAGTTAAAATTGAACTAGGACGTTCACCTGACATAGGAGATACGATTATTTATCGTGCTTGGTTTGAACTTTTAAAAGATGCCACCAATCAAGACCCTAATCAAGCCAAAATTATGGAGAAACAAAACAACCAATTTATCACCAATCAATTCAATCAGGGTATGAACTCAACAAGATAGTTGTATTGACAAATAGTTTTATGGTATAATTATCACATAATAATAACCAAACAATCGATGGAACGATTCAATGGATAAAAATAAAGAACTGGTATCATTAGTAAAGGAACTTGAAAGCGAGTATTTAAGCGGTAAGACCACAGTATCAAAATACGTGGACTATTCTATTTATGAAGACTTGCAAAAGATTGATGCTTATTCTAACTCCAAGCATACTAGCGGTTCAGAAGACGCTTTGGGTAGAGAAAAACCCTTTTTTAATATTGTAACATCAGCTACTAACATCTGGTTCAGAGCAACTGATATTGATAGGAAGAATATACGCTTACGAACAAAGAAAGCCAAGCATTGGGTGGCTACTTTTATTGGTAATATATTCTTACAGAACTGGATGAGAAAGGAAAACTTTGGCTCATTTCTAAATAAATGGGGCTATCAGTTAGCTAAATACGGCTCATCTGTCCTTAAATTCGTAGAATCAGACGGTGAACTACACAGAATGGTAGTAGACTGGAATAAACTGATTGTAGACCCTGTAGACTTTTATTCTAACCCAGTAATTGAAATACTTGAACTGACACCAGCTCAACTCCGCAAGAATGATATGTATGACAAGGAAGCAGTTAAAAATCTGCTTGATTCAGTATCAGCGAGAGAATTACTTGATGGAACTAATAAAGACAACCGTTCTCACTATATAAAATTATACGAAATACACGGTGAACTTCCTCTTTCTTTTATTACTGGTAGAGAAGCAGAGAAAGATAAATACGTTCAGCAAATGCACGTTGTTTCTTATGTTTCAAATGGCAAGACAGACGACCAATTTACCCTTTATTCAGGACGTGAAGATAAATCACCCTATATCCTAACTTCTTTGATAGAAGAAGACGGTAAAACTCTTTCCACTGGTGCAGTTAAATCTTTATTTGAAGCACAATGGATGGTAAATCACACAGCAAAGCAAATTAAAGACCAGCTAGATTTAGCTTCTCAAATGTTATATCAGACTTCTGATAGCAACTTTGTAGGTCAGAACGCTTTGAAAGCCGCACAGATAGGTCAAATCCTTATCCACGCTCCTAATCAGCCTTTGACTGTTGTAGCTCATAGACCAATCGTAGAACCTTTATATGCTATGCAGGATAGGTGGAAAGTATTAGGCAACGAACAAGTAGGAATAAGTGAAGCTATGCAGGGACAGGTTAAATCAGGC